CAGGCGCGTAGAACTCCGGCACGGCGCCGTTGCTGTCCGCCGTGAGCGTGCCGCCCTCAATGGGCGTGGAGTCGACCCCTGTCAGCAGATCGGTGTGCTGGCTGCCGCCAGAGATGGCGTTCCAGCAGGTGACCGAGGCGCCCGGCTGCAGCGTCGCCGCATTGTCGGTGCCCAGCGTGATGACGTAGTCGGCGACGCCGCCGAACAGATGCCTGGCCAAGTCAGCCCACCACCCAGGAGATCGAAGAGCCGGTCACGGACGTGCCCGAGTTGACCCCGGCATGATTGGTCAGCCAGATCTCGCCGGCCCGACCGCTGGTGTTGTTGCTGGCGTACACCGTCACCCTCCCGGCCCCCGCACTGGAGCCCGTCACATAGATCGTTCCGTGCTGGTCCCGGTTCGGATGCCGGTACGCCGACGGGATCGCCACCGGCAGCCGCGAGTCCGTGCCCCCGGGCAGGTTGCCGCCCGTCCGCTCGAACGCACCCAGCCGCAGACAGACGACGCCGCTGCGGTGCTCCAGCACCGTGTCGACGTTGACGCTCCATGGGCTCGCCGTGCCGTTGACGACGACGACACCAGAATCCGAGTAGATGACGCGCCACGACGAGCCGTCCCAGCCGAGCCACCTGCCGGTGTCCGTCTCGTGGATTGTGTCGCCGCGGCGGGGCAGGACCGGCCGGGTGCTGGAGGTGCACGGCGTGATCCGGCTCCCGATGTACTGCTCGTACCGCGTGACGCTGACGCTGGACGCCCCGTTGGGGATCGACACCAGCGCGAGCGGCACCTCCCACACCGTGCCGCCGGCGGACGAGTCCTGCCGCAGGAGCGCCGGCGAACCGGCGCCTGGGGTGCCCTGCTTGACGACCGCCCGCACTGCCCACGTCGAGCGATCCAGCCGCAGGCACACCCAGTCGACCCGCGTGGAGCCCGAGCTGTTCGCCGCGATCTCCAGAGAGTCACCGGTGCCGTCGGTCTCCCAGTTGAAGCCCCGCACCTGCCCGCGGCAGTTCGCGGCGATCGACACCGACAAGCCGACGCCCGCTGTCACGACGGCGCTCTGCGACGGGTTGCCGTCGACACCGTCGTCCGTGTAGCGGCTGGCCACCCGCTCCCACTCGGCTTCCGTCAGGACGCCCGAGTTGTAGTCGCTCTCGGGGAAGCTGATCTGCGCCACCCCATCACCTCCGGGTCTCTACGCGCCCGAGGCGACGGGCGAGATCACGAATTTGCTTCACCAGCAGGTCTTCGGTCGTCGAGTCCTGGTTGCCGACGACCGACGTGACGACCTCACCGCCGTCCGGGGTGGCCTCCAGCCGGATCGTGCGCACCACGTCGGCGATCTCCACGCCCGGGTAGGGGACGACGCTGACGCGGTCGCCGAGGAAGAAGTCGCGGCCGGCCTGGAGGTCGGGGGTGTCGACGCACAGCGGGGCGACCATCGCGCCGGGGTTGTCGTTGACCAGCTCAGCGGTACCTGCCTGCGTCAGTTCACCGCCGACCTCGCTGCTGCCGGACTGGTCGACCACCTTCTCCACGCGCCACCAGGTCGACTGCGCACCCGAGGTGACCTCAACGAAGACGCGGTCCCCCTCGTCCCCGCCGATGACCAGCTCCGATGTGGCCGTGGGGGCGCTCAGCGCGAAGTCGGTACCGCGCAGGTTCCCAATGTCCCAACTGAACCGGGCGGTGGCGGTGAGATCCCGGGGCGCGTACACGCCGAAGAGGATCTGATCACCCACCTGCCGGGTACGGAACCCCAGGTTGTCGGTGGCGGCGACGGTGCGGCACACGTCCAGCAGGGCTTCGAAGCGGGTCGTGATGCTGGTCGTCGAGCCGACCCCGGCCACGGTGTCGAGCCCGAGCTGCTCGATGCGGCGGGTGCTAATGGCTCCGGGTCCGCAGTTGAGGTTGACGAGCGTCCGAATGATGATCTCGGCATTCGTGGAGGCCAGGCCGTAGGTTGCCTCAGTGGCGGTGGCCTGGTCCTCGAATGCCGCTGCCGGGTTGGGGTAGGTCTGGTAGCCGGCGATGCGGGCGAGGTCGTCAGTGAATTCGACAGTGACCGTGCCGGGCTTCTGCTCGCCGTCGACTGCGCGGCTGTAGTTCGTGGGCACTTCCATGGGCCCCGCGCACCAGATGTCGCCGTCGCGGATGACGATGAGCCGCCGCCCCTCCGTGAGCTGCGCCATGAACTCCGGCTCGGCCGGCATCGTGACGCTGCCGGAGGCGGGCTCATTGAAGTGCAGCTCGCAGTTCAGGTCGGTCCAGTCATGCAACGGATCGCCGACGAGGTTCAGGTTCTTATCGGTGACCAGCAGCTCTATCACCACCCACCCCCGTCACGCGGTCTCGTAGCGAGGGTGGAAGGACAGATCGACCGCACTGCCGGGCCCGCTGCCGGACAGGGCGAAGGTCACCGCGTTGTCGCCCGGCTCCAGGCCCCAGAGTTGCGCTGACGGCCAGTTGAGGGCGCCGACCCAGTTCGCCCCGTCCTGGTAGCGGACCCGCGGCGGGTCGGTGGAGATGGTGACCTGCTCGCCGGCCAGGAGGTTGCCGTGCTCGATCCCGGTGGCATCCGGGTCGAGCGTGAACGACTGACCGGCCCCCGCGTTCGTGAACGTCACGCCGCTGGCCGGGCCGGTGATGGTCCACTCCGGCCACACCACAATGTCGCCGGGGTTGGTGACCGTGGTGTCGCCGAGCACCTGACCGCTGCTGATCGTCGGGAACGGGTTGAGGAACGGGGTGCCCACGGCGTGCTCCCGGTGGACGACGACCGGCACCGGGTCCCACCAGTACGGATCCTCGGCGACCAACGAGATGACCGCGACGTCATCGACCCTGCCAGCGCCCTGCTCGCCCTGCCCGGTGAAGCCCTCCCTGTACCGGACGCCGATCCTGCGCCGCACGCCGTCCGGGCGGGCGATCTCCAGTACTCCCGGCCCGTCCCGCAGTGTCCGCGTGAACGCGCGTGCCAGATCCCGCCAGCGCTGCCGGAACTCCAGGTACGACGAGCCGTGGACCATCAGCGGCCACACGATGTCGCGCGCCTGCGGCTGCGCGTGCCGCAGGCGGGAACCGCCGCGGGGGTGCGGGTCCATCGCCAGTTCATACGGCGCCGCATCCAGTCCGTCGATGCCGTCGGCCAGGGTGAACCAGCCGCGCGGGTAGTCCGTCAGCGGCCACACGCCGCCCACCGGGTCGATGTACGTGGCGGTTGCCCGCCCCGGATCTTTGGCCCGTGCGGGCGGCGGTGGCGCTGTCGGGGGTGGTTCTGTCGGCGGTGCGACAACCCCGGTGACGATGATCGGCATCTATCGGGCCCTCCCGTACCGCAGTCGGGCCGCCTCCACCCGCTGAACACGTTGCAGATCGGCAGGGGTGAAGTCGGCCGTGCGGGCGTTGATCTCCCAGTGGTAGGAGTCGCCACCGCGGGACGCTCCGGCCGTAGCGGCACCGTGGAGGGCCTGCCACTGCGGTGGAGTGAGCACCGCCTCCGGCTGCGAGAGCCCATTGAGGGCGACACCGCCGGGCGGGAGCCATCCGCCCTGGTCGTACCAGCCAGTGCGCTGGCTGTGCGCCCATGCGCCCGACGGACTGCCGTAGCGGTCCCGGATGTACCCCAGCCCCCATTTGATCTGCGTCAGGGGGTTGGTGCGCCAGTCGCCGCCAGCGGACGCCATCTTGCTCGCCGGCAGCGACTGAGGAATGCCGTAGGCCCCCGAACTGGGGTTTCTCGCATTCCAGCGCCATCCGGACTCGCGGGTCCACAGCTTGTCGAGCGGTGGCCACTGGCCCCGCGGCCACCCGTACCGGCCGAGCATCTCCTGTGCCGCGCTCTTCGCGCCGGCCACGCCCGTGACGTTGCCGCCACCGATCGACGGTGCGAAGCCGTACCAGGAGGAGAACAGCGGGTCGCGGTAGCCGCGCGCGCGCTTCCCGACCACCACTCCGTCGCCGCCGCGGGACTCGACGTTGACCCCGCCGAGGGTGCCCGCGGTGTGCCCGACGCCGGCGTGGGTGATGCCGATCATGAACGGCGCTTTCAGGCTGCGCTTCCACCCGGGAGGCGTCGCACCGCCCGCGAAGGCATGCGTGCTCCACCTGCGGTGCGGCCTCTGCCCGCGGATGACCGACTCGATCGCCGACATGAACCCCGAGCAGTCCCACGACGGGTTTCCGTTGCCGCCCCACTGGTACCGCTTCCCCGCCTGCGTCCGCGCCCACTTGAGCGCTCCGGCGACGTTCGCGCCGCCCAGCTCGCTCGACTCGCGGGAGCGGATCGCGTCGAGGACGCCGTTGAGGATGCCCTTGGGCACGGCGGTGGCGAGTTGCCCGAAGCCGGACTTCCCGCCGGGGATCTTGTCGATGAGGGCGCGGATCGGCTTCGCAGCCGCCTCCGCGGCCTTCGCCACCCCACCCAGGGCCAAGTCCTTGACCTTGCCGAGGCCCTTGCCGACGAGATCAGCGGCACCGCCGATCGCCCCGCCGACGAGACCGCCGATGTCATATCCGGGCAGCCGGCCGGTGGCGTTGATGTAGTCGAGCGCCCCGGGGTGGTTGCGTTGCAGCCGGGTGGTCGACTCCTTGCGGGTGACGAACTCTCCGGCGTGCACGATGCCGGCCGGGGTGTGCTTGCCGCCGGGGCCGGTGTAGCCGCCGGTCGCCCAGCCCTTCGGGTTGAAGGTCTTCAGCTTGTCGATCGGCAGCACCTTGGCCGCCGCGTTCCACAGGCCGACGACGCCCTTGTTGTACACGACGTCGATGACCCATTTGATGGGCCTCTTCGTGGCGCCCTTGATCTTCTCCCACGCCTCGCCGATGCCCTTCTTTGCGGCGCGGAAGGCATCGGCTACGCGGCCGATGGCGTCCTTCAGGGCGTTGAACGCCGGGCGGATGCCCTTCTGCCATACGCCACGGATCACGTCGCGGATGCCGTTGAAGACGGGCGTGACGACCTTCCGCCACAGCCAGCGGAAGACATCGGCGAGCGTGCGGATCGCGCTCTTGACCAGGTTGAAGTAGCGCTTCACGCCCTGGTTCCACCAGAAACGGATGACCGCACCGATGCCCTTGAAGACCGGGGCGAACACCTTGCGCCAGAGCCACTTCGCCACGTCGGCGGTAGTGCGGAAGATCGCCTTGACGAGGTTGAAGTACCTCTTGACGATGTTGCGCCACCACCAGGCGATGACGCTCCCGATGCCCTTGAAGACAGGCGCGAGGGCCTTCTTCCAGAGCCACATCGCGACGGAGCCGACGAGCTGCCAGTAGTCGATGATGAAGGTGACGTAAGGCTTGATGACCTTCTGCCACAGCCAGACGACGACCTTCCCGAACCAGTCGAAGAACGGCTTGAGCACCGTGTTCCACAGGATCAGGCTCGCGGTCTTGATCGCGTTCCAGGTGGTCTGCACCGCGGTGCGGAACCAGCCGAAGCGCTTGTACGCGTAGATCACCGCGGCGACGAGCGCGACGATCCCCACAATGATCAGCGTCAGAGGGCTCGCCGCGAACGCCGCGGACAAGATGAGCTGCGCCACCGTCCAGAGCTTCGTCGCGATGATCACAAGGTAGATGCCCTGGATCAGCCACGGCAGCGTCTCGGCGATGGACGCGACGCCACGGGCCAGCGCACCGAGGATCTCCAGCGCCGGCCCAGACAGGGGGGCCAGACTCTTCGAGACCTCGTAGAAGGCCGAACCGATGTCGCCGAGGCTGGCAGCCAGGAGCGGGGCCGTCCGGGACGAGTAGGCAAGGAAGTTCTCGAACTCCGGGGAGCCCTTCAGGCTGGTGCCCCAGTTCGCGAACCGCTCGGTGATCCCGATCATCCGGTCGGAGATCGAGTCCATGTGGGGCAGGAACGCGGCGACGATACCGCCGAGACCCTTGGCGATGTTGCCGAGCGCGACACCCAGGCCGACGATCGCCGGACGGACGGAGCCGGCCAAGTCCTTCTTGAACTGCTGCCAACCCTTCGACTGGAAGCCCCGGGAGGCGCGGTCCTGCAGCTCACCGATCGCGTCCGCGGCCTCGCGCACGAACGGGGTGAGACCCGGGAGCGCCCGACGCATACCGTTCAGCGCCCGCATGAAGATGGGCATCACCGCGGGCTGGAGCGATCGCGACCAGGCGCTGAACGCCCCGCGCAGCCGCACGAAGGCGTCGAAGGTGTCGCGCGCGGACGGCGTCAGCTTCCCCAGCGCCTGGCGGTACTTGTCCTGCGCGGTCGCCGCGGTGCTGGCGCCGCTTGCGGTGCTGAGCTGCGCCGACTGGATCTGTCGCTGCGCGCTCGCGATGGAATCCGCGGCGGACTGCTGCGCAGAGACGAGTTGGTCCTGTGCCTGCGCGACGTTCCTCGCGCCCTCGGCCTGGACGCGGGTGACGTTCCTCTGTGCCTCGGCAACCCGCTGCTGCGCCGCGGCGATGTCCCGCTGCGACTGCACCTGCTGCCGCGCGGCCTCCCGCTGCGCGTCCGCCAGGGCCTCAGCGCGGTCGCGGACCGACCTCTGTGCGTCTGCGAGGCGCTGCTGCGCGCTGCGGACCTGGTCCGAGCCCTCGACGCCCGCGCGGTCCGCGGCCTTCTTCTCCGCCGCGAGCCGCTGCGTCTCAAGCTGCTGCTCCTTGAGGCGCTGCACCGCTTGGTCGTAGGCGAGTTGCGCGCGCTGCTGCTCCATGACCGTGGCCTTGGCGCCGGCGGCCTGCACGGCGCGCAGCCGGGCCTCGGCCTCCTGGAGGTCGAGAGTTGCGTCGCGCTCGGAGAGCTGCGAGTTCGTGAGCCGGTTGCCGAGGTCGACCAGCTCTGCGGTGGCCTCTCGGCGTGCGGCGGTCAGGTCCCGCTGCGCCTGGCGGGCATCACGCTGCGCGCCCGCGAGCGCCTCCTCCGCCTGCTCGACCTGCTCGGCGGCACGCCGCTGCCGGTCCGCGGCGGCTTCCGCCGCGGAAGCCAGGCTCGACTTCGCGTCGCGCACCTGCTCCGCGGCCTGGCGGCTGCTCTCTGCTGCCTGCCGTTCTGCGTCGGCGACGCCCTGCTGGGCGGACTTGATCTGCTGCGCGGCCTGCCGGTGCGCCGCGGCCAACGCCTGCTTCGCCGACGCGAGCTGCATGTCCTGCCGGGCCGCGGCGGCAGCCGTCTGCCCGCCCTGCGCGGTCGACGTCGATGCGGCGTCCTGAGCCGCCTTCTGCGCCTGCAGCGCCGCAGCGATGTCCATGAACGCCGGCGCCGCAGCAGCGGCCAGGGCGCCCACGCCAGCCGCGGCAGCAACCGCGGCGGCAGCGATCGAGCCGATGCCCGCGGCGAGGACCGGCACCGCGGGGATCACGGCCAGGCCACCGAGGGCAGCGGTGAGCACCAGTACCGCCATGACGGCCTGGCGGGTGTTGACGTTGATGTCGATGTCGCGGCGGTCCAGCGCCGACACCATCGCGCCGACGGCGGCGAGTTCCGCCATCGCCTGCCCGGCGTCGACACGGACCTGCACGTCGGCGTCCGACGCGGCGAGGGCTTGCAGCCGGGCGCGGATGCGCTCGATCTCGGCCATCGCCGCGCCCGAGCTGATGTCGACGCCGATCTCCTGATCGGCCAGCCGCGCCAACTGGGCGCGCAGACGGATGATCTCTGCCTGCGCCGGGGTAGTGTCGGCGCCGATCTCGACGTCCGGCAGGTTCCGCATCGCCGCCTCGATGCGAGCACGGGCGGCACGCGCGAACGCACCCCCGGTTTCGCTGCCCTGCCGGGTGGCCGCGGGACGTGCGGCCCGGCCGCCGAGGTTGACCCCGTCGCGCAGGGAACTGCTGACCTCGGCGGCTATGCGCTGCCCGATCTGCCGCCCGATGCGCTGCCCGATGACGGACGCGGCCCCGCCCGCGGCATCAGCCATCGCCGGGCCGAACCTGCGACCCGCGGCCTCCCCGGCGTCCTGGCCGGCGCGGCTCGCCTCAGGGACGAGCTGCGAGCGCAGCCGCTGGTAGATGCCGCGCGTGTTCGGGACGACATCGACCTCGACGGAGCCGACAGTGATCGCCACAGGAGGACTCCCTCCTGCGCGTTACGCGCCCCCGCCGTGGATGAGCTGGAACAGGGCCTCGGCCTTGTCTTCCGACAGCGTGCGGTCCTGCTTCTTCGGCGGGGCCACACCGGGTCGGCGGAGCGGGTCCGGGGGCTGGATGCCCTTGCGGTGCTTCTTGTCGCTGTTCGCGATGTAGAAGGCGTGGAGCATCTGCCGCTGTACATCGACCAGCAGCGCGAGCAACTGCTCGACCTGAGACCAGCGGCCCTTCTCCGGCTCCGCGCTCTCCGAGGCCCGTGCCAGTTCATCCGGCGGGGCGGCGTTGCGGAGCGCGGTCATCGTCGCCGACTCCGACGGCAGGTGCTGGATCAGCACCCGCAGCCGGCGCCACGACAACTCCCCGCGGTAGATGCCGAAGAGATCGACGCCCGGGTAGTAGCGGGCGAAGTCAGCCTCTACCGCCTCCGCGTGCGCCTGGAGCGTGTCGCGCGTCCACGCGATTTCCCCAGGCTCTCACCGGCTTGGCCGGCGGCGTCGGCGACGAACGCCTCGAACTCGTCGTTCGTGGGGTCGATGTCCCGGTAGAGGTCGAGGTCGTCCGGGTGCACCACCTTCTCCACGAAGAAGTCGAACTGCGCGTTCGCCAGCGCCGTCTGCCACGACTGCCGCCACGCGCCCGGCGGCACGATGCGAATCTCCTCGCCTGCCAGCAGCGCGGTCACGTAGTGGCCCTCGGCTTCGATCTCCTGCGCGTCGGCGGCGTCCGCGTACTCCTCGTCCGGCTCTTCGGCCGGGAGGGTGTTGCGGGGCGCTGCGCGGCGGGCCGGGGGCTTGCTGCTGGTGGTCTTGCGCGTGCTCGGGGGCATGGCGCGGGCCTCTCTCTCATGGCGCGGGCTGGGGGTTGGAGGTGGCGGGCCGGGCCCGCGCCAGGTCGGCCCGCCACCCGTCTGTCAGGACCCCGTGTACGCGGGGGTCTCCGGGACGCGGTCGGCGTGGTAGACGGTGTTGCCTGCCTCGTCGGGGTAGGCAGTGATCGTCCACTCGAACCCCGCGACCTCGTCGTTCTTGTGGGTCACGTCGGAGCGCTCGGTGATCTCGCCCTCGGGGATGTAGAAGCCCCTCTGAAACTCGCCGTCGATGACGATGAACCAGAAGGTGCGCCGGTCCGGCATCGGCGATGCGGTCTCCGCGAACGTCGTCAGCCCCGTCGTCGGCGCGAGGTCCTCGACCGGGATGCGGTACTGCAGCGACTGCACCACCAGGCGGCCCGTCTCCCACGCGGTGACGGAGAACGTGCGCGTCGACTGCGTGATGGTGGTGCGGATCGGCGACGTGTAGCCCCACGGCGTGTACTGCTGGTTGTCCTCGTCGAAGCCCTGCACGAGGCCGTCCTCCGACATGGCGCCGAGCGGCAGGTACGGGGCCTGCGGCTGCAGCGCCGGATCGGCGGGCGAGGCGGTACCCAGCGGGGCCACCCAGCCGCCGCCGTTCGCGCCGACCTCGATCAGGTCCGCCGCACGGGTGATGTTGACCATAAGGGTCTCCCAACTGCGAAAACCCCGCGCGGCGGCGGGGGTTCAGTGACAGGTCCGGCGCGGGCCTGGCCGGTCAGGAGACCGGATGAAAAGAGATCGAATACGTGGCGCCCACCCTGCGGAGGGCGGTGTTCTCATACGGGCGGCGGGCCGGCGCCGACTCCGTCGCGATGCGGCCGAACACAGCGTTCGGCGTCGCCGAGCCGCGGAGCTGCGTCATGAGCAGGCCGCGGATCGTGTGCGCCAGAGCGGCAGCCTCGCCCTTCGTGGCCGCGTACACGTCGATGTCGACGAGGGCGCGGTCCAGACGGATGCCGTCGTCGCCGCCACCGGGCAGGCGCTCCACCTGCACCGTCGGCAGCTCGTCGAGGAGGCTGTTGTCCAGTTCGTCGCGGATCACGGCGCCGTCGAGGCGGTCGCCCAGCCACGCGATCAGCGCCACCTCAATGTCGACGGAGCCTACGGCGGCCATCAGCGGCCACCGATCGCTGCGGCCCGCAGCAGCACATGCCGCCCGGGGACGCGCTCAGTGCCGACCTCGACGATGCCGCCGTGCGGCGCCGTGTTGTACACGGTGGCCGTCGCCCGGTCCCGGCGCCGTCCGCCTCGGCGCGTCGACGTGACGTGCCACGAAGCCTTGTACAGCCCCGGGTGCGGGTCATGCGCTGGGTCACCGACCGGGGATGTGCCCTCGGCGATGCCCTTGATGACGTGGCCGCGGCGCAGCATCTCCGCCTCCACCATCGGCGAGCGCAGCAACTGGCCCACACCGCGGCGGGACATGCGGAACCTCGCAGGCATCGCCCCTCCTCAGCCGGTGACGCGGTCGGCGGCGAACTGGATCGGGCCGCGGGTGCCGGTGAACGGGTTGCGTCCCCAGTCGCCGGGCTCGCCGGTGATCTCGCACACCTCGCCGCGGATTCGCACCTGATCCGTGGTGCGCCAGTCCGCATGGGTCGGGTCGTAGACGGTGAAGCCGACGATGACGGTGTCGCGGGCCTGCTGCTCCAGGCCGCCCACATCCGGCGCGGCCTGCCGCGGCACCACCACAACGCCCTTCACGGGCGTCTCATCCAGAGGGCCGGGGAGAGGCTGGCCGCGGTCGTCCCGGCCCGGCGACGGCCCGCGGCGCAGGCGGACGACCGTCTCCCCGAACGGGTAGCCGGCCATCAGACCCAGCCCCAGCCCGGCTCGTACTCCAGCCCCGGGCCGTAGGTGCCGTCGACCGGCCACGTCGGCGACGGGTCAGCCGTCTCCGGCGTCGGATCGACCGTGAACGCGCCGCCGCGACCGGCCATGCGCTTCAACGCCCGCTCCTCCTGCCGGGTGAAGTACAAGCCCGGCTGGGGGCGCTGCACGCTCATGGGGCCGATGACCTCGTAGGACACGCCCTGGGGGTTCGCATAGGCCCGGCCGGCCGCCGCGAGGATCACCACCGACGCGCCGTCCGGCAGCGGCGTCACGATCGTCGCCGCCAACCTCGACGCCTGGTCGAGGAGCAACTCCGCGCGCTCCCCGTCGATCTCGGCGAGCCCCAGGTACAGGCCCAGGTCGGACGGAGAGGGGACCACGAACGCCATCACGACCTCCCAAGGGCCTCCACGGCAGCGCACCAGGTGCTCAGCTCCGCCGACGGATCCAACTCCGCACTGCGGACCCGTGCTCGCTTCGCCGCGAGGCGGTACTCCGCCGCGGTCTGCAGCTTGGCCAAGACGGCCTCCCAGCCGTCGAGATCGCCGCGATCCACGAAGATCCCCGCCTCGCCAAGGGACTCGCACAAGCCCGGCGTCGGGTGCGCGACGACCGGAATGCCGGACGCCATGGCCTCCACACCGACCCGACCCCATGACTCGTAGCCCGACGGCATCAGCAGGACCCGGGTGCGGGCATACACGCGCTCGCGCATCTCATCGCCCGGCACGTGGTCCAGCACCTCGACGTTCGGCAGGTCCGGCAGGATCTGCTCCCCGTAGGCGCCCCGCACCGCGAGGAACGGGGTATCCGGCATGCGCTTCGCGAGCTTGGCGAGCAGGTGCCCGCCCTTGTCCGGGTTGCAGTTGACCAGCGTCACCGCACGCCCCGGCTTCGTCGCATAGTCGGCGGCCACCACCGGAGGTCGCACGATCATGCTGCCCGCCGGCCGCACGGCCTTCGGGTACTCGGCGTAGAACAGCTCCGCCTCGCGGGCCATCCACTGCGAGTTGTACACCGCCAGCGTCGTGCTCCCAGCGGCCATGTCGCGGAACGTCGCCCTGTGCGTGTTGTGGCACACCACCACCAGCGGGCGGCCGTAGCCGCGCGCCAGCGACGCCGACGACGGCACGCACTCCAGATGCGAGACCACCACATGCGCACGGCGCACCGCGGCTGGGAAGTCCAGCCGGGCCGCGAGCGGCACCACCCGGATCCCCTGGTAGTCGTACTCCTCCCGCGGCTTGCCGTAGCGGGACAGCCACACCGACACGTCGTGCCCGCGCTCCACCAGCGGGCGCAGCATCGCGACGAGCATGTGCTCCGCCCCCGCGTTGTGCTGCGGGGGCATCGCATGCACCCTCGCGACGATCCGCAGGGGCGCGGCCCCGCCCGGCGCGGAAGCCGGGACCGCACCCACGTCAGGAACCGCTCGGAGTGCCGGTGAACTTCACGAACGCCTCGGCGTCACCCAGGATGAAGCCGTAGTACGCCTCCGCGAGCAGCAGCACCAAGTTCTCCTGGAACGCGGAGTGCACGCCGCCCTCTTCGTCGATGTACGTCGCCTCACGGCTGAGCTTGACGCTGATCTCCATGCCGACGCCGTAGGCAGCCTGGGAGAAGTCGCCGCCGATCGCGCGCAGGCCCGTGTCCGCGGAAGTCGACTGGCGGCGCAGCTTCCCGGACACGCTGCGGGAGTACGCCAGCGGCTCGCCAATTAGTTCGCCCGCGAGCGCCGTGCCGGTACCGGACGTCTGCCGCGTGGCGACGAACAGGGGCTCACCCGTGGTGCTCGTCGCGGCGAGCAGCTTGGGCTTGAGCCGGTTGTCGGCGACGGTGCCGGTGTAGTCCCAGTCGTCGTCGATGATCTCTTCCATGCCGGATACGAAGTCGCCCCAGATGCCGCCCTGGTTCTGCGGCGTGGTGCCGAGTTCGACCTCCTTGGAGGTGTCCGCGAAGAAGTCCGCGAACGGGCCAGTGGCCCCCTTCATCGTCTTGCCGTGGATCGTCGCCATGTCGAAGGCGCGGGCGAACGCGGTCGGCAGGTCGCGCTGGAGCTGCGTCCACAGGCCCGCGGCGTTGCTGTTCGCGACCTCCATGGACACCGGGATCAGCACGGCGACCTTCTTGCCGGACATCTGCTTGACCTCGACGCCGCCGGAACTGATCGGCTTGCGGCCACCCTCCGACACCCAGTCGGCCGTCGGCACGTCCAGCGGGACCGGGACCGCGGTGTTCGCCGTCATCGCCAGCGGCACCCGGCGGGCCAGGCTCATGACCGCGGAGCCCTCGACGGACTTCTCGAAGATCGGGCCGACCAGAGTCTCCGGAAGGAAGATCGGGTCGATCGTGGACAGCTTGACGGGGGGCGTGGCAGGCATAAGGGGCTACCTCTCTCAGTGGCCCCTTGCGAGGCCGTTCTTGATGAATTCGGCGAACTCTGCGCCGGGGTCGGATGGGGCTCGGTTGCCGTTGCCAGACGAGCCCTGCGTGCGATCGGGCCGCGGCGTTCGCGGACCCTGCTCGGCCTTCGCTAGGTGCGGTTTCGACTTGAGCAGCGCCTTCAGATCGGCCTGGATCTGCTCCGTGTCGATGTCGCCGTCGTCAGCCACGTAGGAGTCGAGCGGCAGGAACGCGGCAGCGTCGTCCGGATCGGCGAAGCCATCCGCGGCCAGCGCCCGGACCTCCGCCCGCACTGCCCGCTGCTGCACCGCAGCAACGCGGTCCTGCGCCGCGGTGAGCTGTTCCGTCAGCCGCTCCTGCTCGGACTTCTGGGCGTCCTCCAGCTCCCGGGCCTTCTTCGCCAGGGGCTCCAGCTCGCCCGCCTTCGTCCGGTACTTCGCGGCCTCCCGGCGCAGCTTCTCGATCTCCTTACGCGCCGCGTCCGGATCGGCCCACGGGTCCGCCTTCACAGACTCCGGGGGCGTCGTCGGCCCGGCCGGCTCGGCGGTCGGCTCTGCCTGCTCCGGCGCAGGGGTGATCGGCTCTTCGGACATGGGTGATCGCCCTCCAGGGGCTGCTACGGCCGCCACCAGGACGGCACAGGGTGGGTCAGTGAGCGGCAGGCAACTGCTGCCCGTGCTCAGCCAGCGCCCGCCGGAAGCGAGCGAGCTGGTCACCGGAGTGCGGCTCGGCGTACTCCCGGTACAGCCGCTCCCACTCCTTGGCCTTCGCGGACAGCTCGAACCGCTGCCCGCGGAAGATCGGAAGGACACCGCAGTGGCATCCGTCATGCGCCCGGAACCCGGCCGTGTCCTGCTGGAACACGGCCCCCCGTATGGCGAGCACCTTGCAGAACGAGCACGCGCCGATCGCCGCCGTGCGGGCCCAGCCGGTCGCCTGCGCATCCCGGCGCACCGCCTCCCGGACCGTGCCCCGGCCCAGATCGGCGACCAACTTCTGCGCGACCGCATCGGCCTTCTTCTGCGCCTGCTCCAGACGGACGTCGAGCGGCTGCTGCTGCGCCGGCGTCGCCTCCTCGGGCGGGCGCGGCCACAAGTCCTTCGTGGCCCAGCGCAGGGACTCCTCGACCTGTTCGTCCGGCGGCGGATCCAGCAGAGGCACCGTGAACCGGCCCGTCACCCGCGCCGCAACGCGCTCGGTGTCGTAGTAGTCAGCGGCCAGCGATGACGACGCCTGCCCATAGGCGGCCACCAGGGCACGCACAGCCTCAATCCAGTCCGGCACCGACCGCCGCAACCGCGACGGCACGATCAGCCGCCGCACCCCGCGCATGTCACGCACCAGCAGCCGCGTCAGCCCGCGCTGGGCCCGGCGGTAGCGGGCAGCGGACTCGCCGCCGTCAGAGACCGTCGTCGCCACCGGAGTCCTCCGGCTCCTCGTCCGGCTGCCCCTCGTCGCCGAGTTCGGTCAGCCGGTCCAGGATCTGGCGCCCCTGGGCCCGACGGCGCTCCGCGGCGACACGCTGCCGCTGGTCCTCCGACAACCCCGCCATCTCCAGCGCCACATCACTGTCCGCGGGGAGCAGGCCGGCTTGGACCATCTTCACCGCGGCGTCCGTCTGCGCGGCGATCGTCGGCGTCGCGGGGTTCCGCCACACCGTCTCGATGCGGCGCGCCTTGTCCGGCGGCTCGCCGTGCCGCACCCACAGCGCGAGGCGCATCGCCTCACGGTGCGCGGCACCGAAGCGGCGGATGCGACGTTCGGCCTTCTTGATCAGCATCGACTCAGCAGAGCGGATCGCGTCCGCCGACGCCGGGTTGTCGCTGGTGTACCCAAGCATGTGCGGCGGCAGACCAAGCTGCGTCGCCATGATCCGAGCGTACAAGTCGATGATCTTCGTCTGGCCGGACGGGTCGTGAGCCGCGAACTGGCCCACCTGCGGCAGGTCGCCCTCGTCGTCCCGCTCGATCGCCAGCACCCGGCCGATGTACGTCTCCCACGCAGACCGCGTATTGCCGTCCGCGTCCTGGAAAGCCGCCTCGCTCGCGCCCAGGATGTAGCGCTGCGGAGCCTGGAAGAACTCGGCGCCCACCTCGATGCCCATCAGCCGGCGACACGCCGCATCCGTGACACTCATGACCTCGGGCGTGATCTCCGACTTCCCCACCCGATCCGCGGTCCGCTGCCGGTTCGCCATCCGCAGCGCCGGCACCACGCCCAGGTCGTGCGGGTCGCGGTCCACGACCTCCCAGCCGTTGCCCGACTGCACCGCATGCACCGTCTCAAACGGCGTCATCAGCACCGTCAGGCGCTCATCTGCCCGCAGCCCGTAACCGAAGTCGTCGCCCTGGCACTCCCGCAGCGCCGCCGTCGCGGCCCGCACCCGGGCGTCCCATAGCATCGTCATGTCCATCGGCGACTCGAACGTCATCAGCGGTGGACACTCCGACGTGCCGCAGCCACCCGAGCCGACCGCGATGTACTCCCGGCCGTAGGTCAGCGCATCCAGATGCCCCAGGTTCGACTCGTCGAACCAGTCGTTCGCCTCCGCGATCTCCGTCAGCTCCGCGGCGTCCGAGCCGTCAGCCCACCGGAACGCCTCCAGATCAAGGCGCGCCTCCAGCGCCTCCACACCGATCCGCGGCCAGCCGATGACCGTGTGCAGGCCCTTGAGCTGCGGCGGGATACTGATCCCCAGGTCGCGGATCATCTGCTCGCCATTGAGGTACGCGTCGAGCAACTCCAACCTGAAGCGGTGTGACAGTAGGTCCGTCCGCAGTTCGTCGATCAGCGCTTCCTCATCTGGCGACAGGGCCACCAGCGGCAGATCCGGGATCACCATGGCCATCTCGGCACCACCTCCCCGTCACCTCAGCACGACGACACGGCCCTTGCCCGGCCGGCCCTTCCGCTTGCCGTAGGCGGCGCTGTTCAGCACCATCCGGCGCAGCATCCGCGCCCCGATCGCACACACCGCCAAGTCGATCTTTCGTGCGGACTCGCGATGCTCCTTGCCGATCGTGTAACCCCAGGCGTTCGTCCGCCGGCGGGCATTCGCGATGTGCTGCCGCAGCACCTTGTGCCCGTCATGCGGCACCCGCCGCTCCAGCACGTCCCGGTAGAACCGGTCCACCGCCTCCGTGAACACCGGCTGATGCTTCGGATCACGCATGTCCCACAGCACCGCGTGCCGACGCGGGCCGCTGGCGACCGCCTTCACCTTCAGCCGACGGTCGTAGCGCTGCGCCCACGAGTCGATGTAGCCATCCCAGTAGCGTTCGCCGTCCTGGTCATCGTGGCCGGCGCCCGGGTCGGCGAAGAACCCCAACGGGCGGAACTCGGCGAACACCTGGTCCACCATGCCGTCGACCTCGTCGCGCGGCACCCGGTACGGCACACCGTCCGGCCAGCCAGCCGGCCGCTGCCACACCCCGAGCGTCTTCACGAACCCGTCCGACATCCGGCAGGCCACCAGGCCCGTCGCGTCATCCGACTTCGAGCCGTCGAAGAACAAGACGACCTCGTCGCGCGACGCCAGTTCCAGGCCCTCGCGCGGGTTCGCGTCCCACTCGTAGCGAGCCAGGAAAGCATCCTCGGCGGCGACGATCTGGTTGAACCAGAAGCGGCGCGACCGCGACGGCGGGTTGCGGACGTCGAGGATCGACGCTTTCAGCCGATCGATGTCCAGCCACGTCGAGTCGCCCCGCACGGCGCGCAGCGTCGGGACGATCCACTCCTCCGTCAGCAGCGCCTCCGCCGGCGCCTCCAGGCTGTCGTAGAAGAGCCCGGTGTCCGCCGCGCGGCCCGCCTCCGTCGCCTCGAACGCCTCCCGCGTGCGCTCGGCAACCGAATCCTCGCCGGGCTCGTAGGCGTTCGTGTTCGCCAGCGTCCGCGCCTGCCCGTCCGCGGACTTCGTCGCGTTGCGCTCGATGACTGCAGCCATCTCGTGGCCCTGATTCGACTCCACCCAGTGATGTGTCTCGCCCAGGTTCACCGCCGTCGGCCGGCCACCCTCCAGCGCCCGCGGGCTGGACGTGACCGCCTCGATCCGGGCCCGGCCCTTATCGGCGTAGATGATCTCCTTGCCGAGGTCGATCCGGTACTCCTCAAGCGCCCGCTTCGTGAAGATCGCCGGGAACAGCGTCATCGTGTTCCGGGTCTGATCCTGGGACACCGCGGCGATCTGCACCCACGCCGCCGGATGCTGCATCCCCAGCGGCTGACCGGCCGGCACGCCCCACTCGTTGCCCTCGTCGGCAACGTCGGCGAAGCGGCACGGGCCGACGAACTCGAACGCCGACCACGTCGCGATCAGCGGATCCTTGCCCCAGCCCTTCAGTCGCTGGATGACCCCGTCTCGCCACAGGAACCGGTTCGTCGCCGGATCCATCGCGTACCACCACAGCGTCAGCCGGGCCTGCTCGGGCGTG